CCTTATGCTATTGCTTGGGCACAACACAATAAACACGGTAAGCCTAAGAAAAAGACAGAATCGATCAAAGAAGAACTATACAAAGCACTCGCAAAATATAAAAAATAGTTAGGTAAAAATGTCCGAAGTAAGTTTCAAAGATAAATGCAAACTATTCTACATAGTAAAAGGACATATTTCATCAAGCGATCAAACCGTCATAGACTGCTACGATGGATACTTTAAACGTATGTGGGGTAATCATGAACTATGTTACCGAGAAGACGGTTTTGAAGAAGCATACAAAAAAAGACTTGACAAGCAACAATAAATCCTATATAATATAACTTAAATTAAGGAGAAACTTATGAGTGACCGTACCTATGGTGCTGAAGAAAAAGCGAAACTAGAACGTCTTGTTAATGAAGGTGTTACAGTATTGCAAGAGATTGAAGATCTAAGTGCAGGTTTAAAAGATACTGTAAAAGCAGTAGCAGAAGAACTTGACATTAAACCATCAATGATTAACAAAGCAATTAAGATTGCACAAAAAGGCGAATGGCAAAAAGTTGCTGATGAATTTGACGACTTAGAAACACTTGTTGTTACAGTTGGTAAAGACAAGTAATGCAAAAAATTAAAGAATTTTGGATCAATAGTTACAAAAGTGATAAGGTTGCTTTTGGATTCGAACTAATAAGTTTTATATTTACAGTAGGTGCAAGTATGACTCTTGCACTTACAGCATTAGATCCTAACATGTTAATTGTTTACCCTGCATTTTTTGTAGGAAGTGTTACACAATGTTATGCCGCAACAAGACGAGGTGCGGCTTGGGTAATGTTGTTAACAGGATACTTTGCAGTAATAAATGTATTCGGATACGGAGTAGCGGCAACATGGTGGTAAAACCTTATCAGTGGCTTGCTTGGATAGCAACAGTATGTTTGTTGACTGCGGCTATACTAGCCGCATTTAATGTTTACCCTTTGTACATTTGGGCATTTATTATCAGTAATAGTCTTTGGATACTTGTTGGTGTCCTATGGAAAGAAAAAAGTTTAATTGTTATGAACGCAGGCTTAACCGCAATTTACGTTGCGGGCTTGCTGCTCTGATAAGTAATAATAACGCCAAAAGCAATAGCTAGGCATGTAGAAGGTTAAGTTGGCCATAAGCAACGAAGGAGATATATGAGTTACGTAGACGCATTTTTTGATCGCGATTCTGACATAATTAGAGTCGTTGAGCGCAAAGACGGTAAGAGAGATTACCGCGAATATCAAGCAAAATATACATTCTATTACAAAGACGAAAGAGGCAAGTATAAAAGTATATTTGGAGATCCTCTAACACGGATTGTTTGTAAAAACACAAAAGACTTTCGAAAAGAAGTTGCTATTAACAGGGACAAAGAACTTTTTGAAAGTGATATCAATCCTATTTTCCAATGCTTATCAGAAAACTATCTTAATCAAGATGCTCCTAAACTAAACATTGCGTTCTTTGATATTGAGACAGACTTTGATCCAGAGCGCGGCTTTGCTGATCCTGCAGATCCGTTTATGCCTATTACTTCTATAAGTGTATACTTACAGTGGTTAGAAACAATGGTGTGTTTAGCAGTTCCGCCAAAGACACTTACAATGGATCAAGCAAAAGCAGAACTTGAAGGTATTGAAAATGTAATGCTGTTTGAAAAAGAAGGTGATATGATTGACACTTTCTTAACACTAATTGAAGATGCTGATATTTTATCAGGATGGAACAGTGAAGGATATGATATTCCTTATACTGTAAATAGAACAAGTCGTGTACTAAGCAAAGACGACACACGTAGATTCTGTCTATGGGGTCAACTTCCAAAAAAACGAGAATATGAGAAGTATGGTAAATCAGCTGTCACCTTTGACCTCATAGGCAGAGTGCATTTAGATAGCTTAGAATTATATCGTAAATACACATATGAAGAACGACACACATATAGACTTGACGCAATCGGCGAGATCGAAGTTGGAGAGAACAAAGTACCTTATGAAGGTACTCTGGACCAGTTGTACAACAATGACTTTAGAAAGTTCATCGAATACAACATTCAAGATACCGCACTACTGGACAAGCTGGACAAAAAACTAAGATTTATTGATCTAAGTAATACTGTTGCTCACGAGAATACAGTAATGCTACAGACCACTATGGGTGCTGTTGCTGTTACAGAACAAGGTATTGTTAACGAAGCACACAATAGAGATTTACGAGTCCCTAATCGTAAAAAACGTGATGACACAGAGAATACACAAGCTGCTGGTGCTTATGTTGCGTTTCCTAAAAAAGGTTTGCATAAATGGATTGGTAGTATGGACTTGAACAGTCTATATCCTAGTGTTATTCGTGCATTGAATATGGATCCTGCAACTATTGTAGGGCAAATTAGACCAGAGATCAGTGAAGCTCGAGTTACAGAAGACATGGGTTTAAAAAAGAAGAGCTTTGCAGGTAGTTGGGAAGGACGCTTTAGTACAGAAGAATACGAAGCAGTTATGAATCAACGCAAAGATATTGCACTAACTGTTGAATGGGAAGATGGTCGGAGTGATGTCTTAAGCGGAGCAGAACTGTATCAAGCAATATTCAACAGTCAGATGCCATGGATGCTTAGTTCAAATGGTACAATCTTTACAACAGAACACGAAGGTGTTATTCCAGGACTATTAAAGCGTTGGTATGCTGAACGTAAAGACATGCAAAAAATGCTTAAAAAAGCAAAAGACGCAGGGAATGCTGCAGAAATCGAATACTGGGACAAGCGTCAGCTAGTTAAAAAAATTAACTTGAATAGTTTGTATGGTGCTATTCTAAATCCTGGTTGTAGATTCTTTGATAAGCGTATTGGACAGTCAACTACTCTTACAGGTAGAACTATTGTTAAGCATATGTCAGCAGAAGTAAACAAAGTTATTACTGGTACATATGATCATGTAGGCGAAGCAATGATATATGGCGATACTGACTCTTGTTACTTTAGCGGATATCCTACACTTAAAAGTGATATTGATGCAGGCAACTTGCCATGGGATAAAGACAATGTAATTACATTATATGATCAAGTATGTGAAGCAGCAAACGAAACATTTCCAAAGTTTATGCTAGAAGCATTTCACTGTCCGAAGAGTAGATCAGATGTTATTGCCGCAGGTAGAGAGATTGTTGCTGAAAGCGGATTGTTTATTACTAAAAAACGTTATGCGGCACTAGTATATGACATTGAAGGCTTTAGAAGTGATGTAGATGGAAAGCCAGGCAAAGTAAAAGCAATGGGTTTAGACTTGCGTAGATCAGATACTCCAGTGTTCATGCAGGAGTTTTTAAGCGAACTACTACTTATGGTACTTACTGATGTTCCACAGAAAGATGTACTAGATCGCATTACAACATTCCGTAAGGAGTTTAGTGAACGTCCAGGGTGGGAAAAAGGTAGTCCTAAACGTGCAAACAAAGTTGGACACTATCAGCGTCTAGAAGAAAAACAAGGCAAAGCAAACATGCCAGGACATGTTCGAGCAAGTATTAACTGGAACACACTTAAACGTATGAACGGTGACAAGTATTCGCAAGAGATTGTAGATGGTATGAAAGTTATTGTTTGCAAACTTAAACAAAATCCATTAGGCTATACAAGTGTTGCGTATCCTACAGACGAACTACGTATCCCTGATTGGTTTAAAGAACTGCCATTTGATGATGCGGCTATGGCAGAAGTAATTATTGATAACAAACTAGATAACCTAATTGGTGTGCTTAACTATCCGCTAGAAGATACAAAGCAACACACGACATTTGGCAGTTTATTTGAATTCGGAGATTAATATGAAAGTAGGATTTACATGTTCGTCTTTTGATTTACTACACGCAGGACATATTATTATGTTACGTGAAGCAAAAGAACAATGCGATTATTTAATATGCGGATTACAAGTTGACCCAAGTGTAGACAGGGCTGAAAAGAACCGTCCGGTACAAACTATTGTAGAACGCTATACACAATTAAAAGCAGTAGGTTATGTAGATGAAATTATTCCATACAAGTACGAAGAAGATTTAGAAGACATCCTTAGCATGTACCCAATTGATGTACGCATACTAGGAGAAGAATATCGCGACAAAGATTTTACAGGCAAAGACATTTGTCGTAAACGTGATATTGAATTACATTTTAATAAAAGAGATCACCGTTTTAGTTCAAGTGATCTTCGGAGAAGAGTTTGTGAATAAATTTATATTTGATGTAGACGGCACCTTAACACCAAGTCGAGGAAAGATAGACGAAAAGTTTTCACAATTCTTCTTTGACTTTTGCACACTGAATCATGTTTATCTTGTTACAGGTAGTGACAAACCTAAAACAGTTGAACAAATAGGCAACGTAATTTATGGTATGGCTAAACGTGTATACAACTGTTCAGGTAGTGAAGTATGGGAAGGTAGTAGACAAATTAAAGCAGACGAATGGAAAATTCCTATGCATGTTAAAACATGGTTACAAGATAAACTAGAAGAAAGTAGTTTTCCTTTGCGTACAGGTCTACACATTGAAGGACGATCAGGTATGGTAAACTTTAGTGTGGTAGGACGTAATGCTACACTAGGTGAACGTAAATTATATGTAAAACACGATACAGAGATTGGTGAAAGAAATCTAATTGCTGATTTGTTTAATAAAGAATTTCCTGATCTAATTGCAAGACCAGGCGGTGAAACAGGTATTGATATTTCTCCAAAGGGTGCAGACAAGAGTCAAATAGTAAACGACTTTGATCCTAATGATGTATTATATTTTTACGGAGATAGAATGGATCCACAAGGTAATGATTATCCTTTAAAGAAGGTAATAATCGATAATGATTTAGGATTTGCTATTGACGTAAGCGGGTGGAAAGATACTTGGGAGAAACTTAAATGCATATAATGCTGACTGGACACAGAGGGTTTATTGGTCAAGAATTAATAAAACGTCTTACTAAAGAACATAGTGTAGTTGGATTTGATCTACAAGACGGACAAGACTTATACGATATTGAACTTAAAGAAGAATTTGACTTAGTTATACATTTAGCAGGCAAAAGTGGAGTACGTGAAAGTATTAACGATCCTGCAGGATATTGGCGTAATAACGTAGAAGTAAGTAAACGCTTGTTTGCCCGCTATCCTGATACAAGAGTGCTTTACGCAAGCTCTAGTAGCGCCTACGAGCCTGATTTAAACCCATACGCCGCAAGTAAGTATGTTATGGAAGAAGCTGCCGAACGGTATTGTAATACACTAGGCATGCGTTTCCATACTGTTTATTCAGATAATCCACGCAAAGGTATGTTTTTACAAAAACTTAAAGACGGCGAATTAGAATATGTAACAGATCATTATCGTGATTTTATTCATATCAACGATGTGTGTGATGCAATTGAATTATGTATGAATAGTAAGTACACTGGCACTATTGATATTGGTGCTGGGCATCCATTCAAAGTCCGTGATTTTGTTGACAATATCCCTATCCGCCTAAATACCCCATATGAACGTAAATGGACATGTGCTAATATGGAAAAAATAAAGACACTTGGGTTTAAACCTAAATATTCGGTAGAAAACTTCTTGACAAACCTCAATAAAGATAATATAATAACACTTAACATAGGAGAAGATAAATGAAAGATATATTACAAGACGTAGTAGCAAAAACACATGCACTAGGTTTTCTTAATCTAGTAAAAGTAACTGGTGCAGATACTACTACAATTGAATCAATGGCCGAAGATAGATCAGTGATCTTAACAGCAGATACAAACGCTGCTGTTGCTGAAGGAACATTTGGTATGCCTAACTTAGATAAGTTAGCACTACACTTAAAAAATCCAGAGTATCAAAAGGATGCTAAAATTGATGTGGTAAAAGCAGAGCGTAATGGCGAAACTATTCCTACACATATCCACTTCGAAAATGCTACTGGAGACTTTCAAAATGATTATCGATTTATGAACCAGCAGATTATCGAAGAGAAACTAAAAAGTGTAAAGTTTAAAGGTGCAAACTGGGATGTTACATTTAATCCAAGTATAGCTAGTATTGCACGTATGAAGCTACAAAGTGCAGCACATTCAGAAGAGCCTACATTTAATGTAAAGACTGTTGACACAGGTGATGCAACTGATCTTGTTTTTAGCTTTGGTGATGCAAGTACACACGCAGGCGAATTTGTATTCCAACCCAATATATCTGGTAAATTAGCACATACATGGGCTTGGCCAGTAGCACAAACACAGGCAATTTTAAGTCTTGGTGGTGATATTACAATGAGTATCTCCGATCAAGGTGCAATGCAAATTGCTGTTGATAGCGGATTAGCAACGTATAACTATATTCTTCCAGCACAGAGTAAGTAATTTATGAATACTGATCTAACAGAAGCACAAAAAGATTATGCTGTATTCCTTCCGGCCTTAAGTGGTTTCTATGCAACTTTTATAGGAAAACAACGTACTGAGGATTATGTAGATCCAGCACGTATTCCTTATCCTAGCATGGAATCAATGAATTGGTTAAACAAAAAAGAAGGCTTGTTTAACTATCACTGGACGCTTTACTCAGCAGGTCATGCAGAATTAGATATTAATAAAGATTCTCCTAAAGAAGATATGGTACGTAATAGAGATCGTAACAACAGTTGGTTGTTAGGTGACTCAGGTGGTTTCCAAATTGGTAAAGGCGTATGGGAAGGCGATTGGAAAGATCCTAATTGTCCTAAAGCACAAAAGAAACGTGAACAAGTTCTTGCGTGGATGGATGCTTACATGGACTACGGAATGATACTTGATATTCCGGCGTGGGTGGCACGTTCACCTGCTGGTGCTAAAGCAACTGGAATTGACAACTATCAAGATGCTGTTAATGCTACACGTATTAACAATGACTTCTTTATGAAAAATAGAAGTGGTGCTTGTAAATTCCTAAACGTGCTACAAGGCGAAAATCATGCTGATGCTGAAGACTGGTATCAACAGATGAAAGACTATTGTGATCCTAAAAAATATACAGATCATTTCAATGGATGGAGTATGGGTGGACAGAACATGTGTGATGTACACTTATTGCTTAAAAGACTTGTGGCGTTACGCTTTGACGGGTTACTTGAAAAAGGTAAACACGACTTTATGCACTTCTTGGGTACAAGTAAGTTAGAGTGGGCGACACTACTAACTGATGTACAAAGAGCTGTTCGTAAACATCATAATCCAAACTTTACAATTACATTTGATTGTGCTAGTCCTTTCCTTGCTACAGCAAATGGACAAATTTATATTCAAACTGAAACCGAAGACAGAACTAAATGGGTCTATAGAATGGTTCCAAGTATTGATGAATTAAAATATGCTACTGATACACGTAATTTTAGAGATGCTGTACTACAAGACGGCTTATTTAAAAACTTTACAGACAGTCCGCTATCCAAAAATATCAAAGTAAATGATGTATGTATATATGCACAAGGCGATAAAAACTTAATTGGTACACCTAAAATACTTAAAGGTGATATTGATCGAGATAAAAACGGTAATCCTATACTAGACGATGATGGTAATCAAGTTATTCGTAGCCGTGATTCAACAAGTTGGGATAGTTTTAGTTATGCGATCCAAATGGGTCACAATGTGTGGAGTCACATAAATGCAGTACAAGAAGCAAACAGACAATACGACAATGGAGTACTTCCGGCAATGCTTGTCGAAGAGCGTTTTGACAGGTTATTTTTTAGAGATGTTGTGGAAGCAATATTTGCAACATCAAGCAGAGACAAAGCGAATGCGGTAATCGAAGAATTTAGTAGATTTTGGGACACTATCATAGGTACAAGAGGAAATACTGGCAAACGTATTGTTAATCCTCAAACCAAATACGGAGAACTATTTGAATGACCACTGAAACTTATATTGAAAGCCTATATAAAAAGCATAGAGCACTTGACGACGAGATAAAAATAATGTATAATAAGTTTATTGATGATCATTTAATAAACAGATTGAAAACTCAAAAACTTTGGATTAAAGATGAAATACATAGGTTAGAAAATGAAACGTGATTACGCAAACAGTGCAAAAGAAGATATCGTATACTTTACAGGTGTAGAAGTTGAAAAAACTCCTGCATATGGAATGAAAACTTTATTTGTTACAAGTGTACAACCTTGTGATATTATTCAAAAGCATTACGATGAAGAACAATGCGAACACATCTTCTTTGGTGCGAATCATTCGTTTGAGCCGCTAAATGAACAAGATTGGACTGAATGGGAAAATATGATTAAGGCTTTCCTTACAGCAGGAAAACTTTGTAGTTTAGATATTCCAATTAGTTATGCAGAAGACTTCCTTGAAAGTGGACTTACAGAATATGAGAACTTTATCCCACAACTTCGCGTTCCGTTGCCTTACGTGAAACAGTGGAACTATAACACTATGTTAAAGATTGATGATAAAGACTTTAAGGCAACTAACCCTGGCGTATGGTGTCATAGTTTACATGATCTGTTAGATAGAGAAAAATTTACAGATTGGACAAAATACGGCCTTGACAAAGTGATAAAGTGATAGTATAATGAATGCAACAAATGAAAGATATTACGATTATATGATTCGTAGATCTAGAGA